GATACATCGGGAGATGCTGTAGATGTGGAATTAAATGATACAAACGATGAAGTTCAAGTAGAACAAGTTAAAGAAGAAACTCCTCAAGTAGAAGTACAAGAAACTTCTACGGAAACAAAACCAGAAGAGTTAGAAGAATATAGTGTAGGTGTAAAAAAACGAATTGATAAACTTACAAAAAAAATGCGTGAAGCTGAACGCAGAGAACAAGCAGCTATTGAGTATGCTAAAAAAGCTCAAGAAAAATTAAAACACGCTGAATCTGTCGGTATGACAAAAGATCAAAGAAATATTGAAGAAGGTACAGCAAGAATAAAAACTCAAGAAGAGTTTACAAAAAGAGCTATGGAAGCAGCTATTCAAGCAAATGATGTTGAAAAACAAGTAGCTGCACAACAACAAATGGCTAAACTTGAACTAGAAAAAGAAAAAATAAAAGTTTCTCAAAGAAGATTAGAAGCTGCTAAAATAGCACCAAAAGAAGAAGAAGTTCCTTCTTTTGATAATCAAGTTCAAGAACAACAAGTACAACAAGCCCCTAAACCAACTCCTGAAGCAGAAGATTGGGCTGAAGCTAACCCTTGGTTTAACAAAGACAGAGTAATGACAGCCTCTGCTATGGTAATTCATCAAGATTTAGCAGAAGAAGGGTTTGACTTAAACGGACAAGATTACTATAATGAGATTTCTCGAAGAATTCGAAAAGAGTTTCCTCATAAGTTTGAGGACAAGTCGAAACCTACTCAAAAAGTAGCTTCGGCTGTGAGAACATCGCCCTCTGGGCGCCGCACTGTGAGACTCACACCTTCACAGGTAGCTATAGCAAAAAAACTTGGTGTGCCGCTCGAAGAGTACGCAAAACACGTGAAGGAGGCGTAATATGACTACAAACAGTAAACAGAAAACCTCACGCAAATTAGAGACCCGTGAACAACAAACTCGTAAAAAAGGTTGGACTCCACCATCTAATTTAGATGCTCCTGAACCACCAGAAGGTTTTCACCATCGGTGGGTAAGATTTGAGTATAGAGGTACGCAAGATGATAAAAATGTAACCGCTAGACTTAGATCGGGATATGAACCTGTGAGAGCAGAGGAATATCCAGACAGGTTAGATTTACCTCATTTAACTGAGGGAAAATTTAAAGGTGTCATTGCAGTAGGTGGATTAATGTTGATGAGATGTCCGCTGGAAGTTAAAGAATCAAGAGATGAATATTTCGCTAAGATGACTAATGACCAGCAAAAATCAGTTGACAACGATCTTATGAGGGAAGAGCACCCCTCCATGCCAATTTCTCAGGAAAGGCAGTCTCGGGTAGAATTTGGTGGCAACAAAAAATCTTAATGAGTAAGATCTATGTTCCACTATATTGTCTAAAGGAGACAAATTATGGCTAATATAGATGCAGCATTCGGTCTTCGTCCTTACGAAAGAACCGGATCAAACTATAATAATCAAGGCGTTAATGCGTATCCTATTAACTTCGACGGCGCAAGTTCAGGTACTACCAGTTTGATTTGGACTGGTACACCAGTTATACCTCTTGCTAGCGGATTAATAGATGTGCCTGGCGCTGCGGCTGGCGGTACAGTCCCTTTGTTAGGTGTCTTCATGGGTTGTAAGTATATTGCAACTGATGGAACTCCAACGTGGGCACCATACTGGCCTGGTTATGCGGCGGTTAAAGCCGAAACTGAAGCTATTGCATATGTAGCAGATAATCCTGACGCATTATTCGTTATTAATTGTAACGGAGCAATGCCTGATTCAAATCTGTTTATTAATGCTAACTTCGCAACAGCAATTACTGGAACTAATTCAACTGGTTATTCTTTAGGAGAACTAGATGTAGCAACAGTTAATACTACTGCTTCATTAAATATGAAGGTTGTAGGCTTTGATGATGAAGCTTCAGTATCAGAAGGTGCAGTTGATAAAACTGCAGCAGGTCGATTAGCGATCGTAAAACTTAACGTTCATTATATGGACTCAACATCAGGAATATAGGAGATTAGGATATGGCTATTAATAGAGCACAGCTTGCCAAAGAACTAGAACCTGGTTTGAATGCCCTGTTCGGTTTGGAGTACGCACGCTACGAAAACGAAGCTGCTCAAATTTTTGAGCAAGAATCAAGTGATAGAGCTTTTGAAGAAGAAGTTATGTTGGTTGGATTCGGACAAGCTAATGTAAAAGCAGAAGGTGCAGCAGTAGGTTTTGATACCGCTTCTGAATCTTTCACTGCTAGATACACTCATGACACAATTGCACTAGCATTTGCGTTAACTGAAGAAGCAGTCGAAGACAACTTATATGACAGTCTTTCAGCTCGTTACACAAAAGCCCTAGCAAGATCTATGGCTTACACGAAACAAGTAAGAGGCGCTAACGTATTAAATAATGCGTTTTCAGTGACTGGTGGAGACGGAGTTACATTAGCTAACACTGCTCACCCAACAGCACTAGGTGGCACTTTCTCAAACAGAAGTGCAACTGATGCCGACCTTACTGACGTTTCATTAGAACAAGCGATGATTGATATTGCTGGTTTTATCGACGAAAGAGGCTTAAAAATTGCAATGAAAGGACAGAAATTAATTATTCCTGTTAACATTCAATTTGTAGCTGACAGAATCTTAGAGTCTACTCTAAGAGTTGGTACTGCTGACAACGACATTAACGCTCTGAAAAACATGGGTATGTTACCAGGTGGTTACACTGTTAACCATTATCTAACAGATACGGATGCATATTTCATTAAAACAGATTGTCCTAATGGCTTTAAACACTTCACAAGAGCTGCCCTTGCTACTGGCATGGAAGGCGATTTTGACACAGGAAACATGAGATACAAAGCAAGAGAGAGATACAGCTTTGGTTACTCAGATCCTAGAGCTGTTTATGCGTCACAAGGTTCGTAAAAATACTGGATCCTCCCAGATCAAAGAAGGCGCTTGTAAGAGCGCCTTTTTTGTTTTACAATATAATTTACTCAAGACTTAAACAAGACAACTAAGGAGGTTGACATGGGTACAACTACTTTTTCTGGTCCTATAAAGGCTGGAACAATTAAAGAAACTACAGGCACTACATTAGGTAGTGACGTAAAAAATACTGGTCAAGTTGTAATGGCTCAAACATTTTCAACTGGCACTTCTCTTTCAAGTGGTGCTTCAGCAGCTAATTCAACTACGGTTGTAATACCAGCTAATTCACAAATTATTGACATAGTACTGGATAAGCCTACAGCAATGGGCAACGCTACATGTGTATTTAGTATTGGTGATACTGTTGGTGGAAATAAAACTTTGATTAATGATTATTCAATTACAACAGCTTCTGGCGCTGGAAGATGTTATCCAACTACTGAAGCAGGTGGTGCATTAGCATGGGCTGACGTTGGAACAGCAGATCTAAAATTAACATGGACTAGCACTGGTGCTACCGATGCTGGTGAAGTTAGAGCTACTATTTTGTATCAACAAAACATTAACCTAAGCTAGGAGTTAATATGTTTGGTATTAAAACAAAACAATTAACCTCAAGTGGACAAGTTACAACTAAAGTCACTGCTGGAACTAATACTCTTAGTGCCCCAGCACGAGTATTAGGATTAACTGTTCAATGTGGTGCAACTGAAGGCAGAGTTGATTTGGTAGATAATGGTTCCGGTGGAACTGTTAAATTTACTCAAGTTACTCCTGCTATTGGTGCAGGAGAAGATGAGATTCTTCAAATTGATTTTCCTGAAATGGGATTAAAATTTGATACCGATCTTTATGTTTTCTTTAACCAAGCTACTAAAGTTAATGTAATTTATGGCTGATAGACAGCCATCAAAAAATAAAAAGAATTTTCGCCCCACTAAATCTGGGGCGGGAATGACTAGAGCTGGGGTTAAAAAGTATAGATCCATGAACCCTGGTTCTAAATTAAAAACAGCTGTTACAGGAAAAGTAAAACCTGGTTCTAAATCAGCTAAAAGAAGAAAATCATATTGCGCAAGAAGTGCAGGACAAATGAAAAAATTTCCAGGTGCAGCTAAAAATCCTAATTCAAGATTACGTCAAGCAAGAAAACGTTGGAAATGTTAAATGAGAATACTTTTTTTTATATTGTGTTTTGTTTTAGTTTTTAGTGCAATAAGTAGTGCTAATGGAGCAGATACAAACACTGTCAGTTCAACTGTAGTAACAAATAATACACCCCCTACAGCATCGGCACCATCGGTGGTGGTTAATAATTCAGATATATGTAAGACAGCAGTAGCAGGCGCCGTGCAGACCCAGATCTTGGGTATTAGCTCGGGGGTTACGGTGACAGATGAAAACTGTGAAAGAATAAAATTAGCAAGATCATTATATGCATCAGGCATGAAAGTTGCATCGGTCAGTATACTGTGTCAAGATAGTCGGGTTTGGGACAGCATGGCTATGGCAGGGACTCCTTGTCCTTACATGGGAGCTATTGGAGAAGAAGCATCAAAAGGATGGCAAGAAAACCCTGATATGATTCCAGAAGGAAGTTTTGTACTTGCTAAAATGGAAAAAGAAGAAAAACAAATTAAAAAATCAGAAGGATTAAGCGATGGGCAAAAGTTTGCTAAATTTATTTTATTTGGTATGGCTATGCACTCTGGTATCGTGGCCTTCTTCCCTTAGAGCAGAATGTCCTGTTACAGCAACAGGATTATGTACTCCAGGTGTTGAAGAAACAATTGTCATAGATGAAGTTGAAACAATTGAATATGAAGCTGATGGTT